TTGTGCCGATTGACAAAGGAGGCACTGGAGCCACGACCGCAAGTGCTGCCCGTACGGCCCTTGGTACAAACGACGCTGCAAATCTGACCACGGGTGATCTTGCTGCCGCTCGCGTCTCGACAATTCCGATTAACTCGTTCTCCGATGTCTCGATTACAAAGACGGCGGACAATATCGTTTATACGGATGGGTCAAACATCCGGGCTCGGGCAGCCAGCAACTGGAGTCTGACGGACTTCACCAACGACCTGACGAGTGGTGATCTTCCGGCCCACACCCACGCTGCCACGGACGTTACGAGTGGGACATTCGCCGACGCCCGCATCTCCGAGTCGAGCGTCACTCAACACGAGGCTGCTCTCTCGATCGCTGCGAGCCAACTAACGAGCGGCAGCCTCAGCATCGACCTGAACCCGAGTGCCGACCTGACCTACAACATCGGCACCGAAGACTTCCGTTGGCTGGACATCCACGGAGACCTTGATGGTGCCGTGACGTTTCGGGCAAAGAACGCTAGCGGTGTAACGCTCACGGTCGGTGACATCGTCTACATCAATGGTGTCTCTGGCTCTACCCCGACCGTTGGTCTTGCGGACTGTTCTGACCCAGCGAAGATGCCCGCGTTCGGCATGGTTCGAGACGCAAGCGTCAACCCCAATGCCGAGACGCATATCGCCACGCTCGGCAGCGTCGAGGGAGTAGACGTTCCGTCCGGAACCTACACGCTCGGCTCGAACGTCTACGTCGGCACGGCGGGAACATTCACTGACTCGCCCCCGACCGGCGAAGGCAACCTGATCCAGAACATCGGGTGGGTTGCTCGCGTCAACCCCGGCGGCGGACCCGCTGGCATCATCAAGGTCGGCGGTGCAGGTCGTACCAACGCAGTCCCGAACCTGAACGAAGACAGGATCTTCCTCGGCAATGCCAGCAATCAGGCGGCATCAACTGCTCTCAGCAGCATCAACTTGTCGAAGTTCAACAACGACCTTGTCTTGGCTGATGACAACTACAAGATCACTCCAAAAAGTGGGACGGTCAAGTTGTTTGATGACATGCAGAGCCTATACCCTCTGTTTGGAACTCAGTCTGGATACTGGACCCAGTTGGCAGGAATCTACAACGACCACCACGGAGTCGTCCGTGGTTACACCGCCAACCAGTCGTGGCGACGAGCGAACATTGACGTTGAGCCGATGATCGGAAGAACGGTCGGAGAGGAAGCGTTGTGCGAGGTCTACTTTGATCCGGACCTGCGATCCAACGGAGCCGAGATCTCATTTGGTTGTTGGTTTGGCGATGGCACTGAGGGATTGCAGTCAACCATCTCAGGCTCGGGATGGGGAGACATCTGCCACGTTGGGTTGACTTGTTATGGAAACCCGGCATTGCCGTACTGGCGAAGATTCCATCGAGACAATGAAGGCACTTACCAGAACTCGTCAGAGTCTGACCTGCTCTCATTTGCTTTCACGAACAACCAGTGGGTTCGCCTTGGATTGCACTGCAAGCGTGCGGAACTGCTTGGCATCGAGTATTGGGAAGTCACCGCATACATCGACGGAACCCAAGCATTCACCCAGAACATCTACACTGACACTGGGTGTCCCGGCTTCACGATCATGCTTTACAACAACGCCGATGCAGTCACTAGTTATTACCACGTTGACTGGATCAACTACGAATACAGTGGTCGTGGAACTACTGTTACACACCTCAACTTGGAAGACCTTTGATGGCTAGCACCACCTCTCAATACCAGAAGGCCCTGACCGCGCTCACGATCATCGAGTCGGCTGTGACCGAACTCGGAACCACTTTCACCGATGTCCAGCAGCGGACCTCCGTCGATGACGCGATGATCGACGCGCTCGTCGCTGCGGCCAACGGTCTCGCCGCAAGTGCGACTGCCCTCAAGGCGATCAACTACACCCCGCCCGCGTGAGAAAGTGCCAATACTGGCAACTATCTCGTTAAATCGCCCATAAAGCGACAGAAAGGTATACCGAAGTTAGGGAGGTTAGCGGAAAACGCTAACTCTTGTGATGAAGTGTCGGTCATTGCCCTCGTGGCGTAGCGGTTTGTCACAAGGGCAATTCAAAGTTGGATTTTGAATTACCCCATTTTCTCGTCCGAGAAATAGTGGAGAATCAGGAATGCAAGTCCCGATTTGTGCAGTAGCACTTACCGCCATGCAGGCCACCCGGCTCTTCCTTGACGGGATCTGGGTGGTTGAAGCCCATGACGACAATACCGACAAGAAGACCGATGTGATCTACACCATCGAGACCACCGACTGGGAGTGGCAGATGGACGGCGAGATCACCACCGAGAACAAGATGGCGTCGAACCGGCTCCACACGTTTCAGATGCGGTGGAAGATCCCGGACGGCAAGAAGCCCGTGGTAACGGATGGGGAGGTCTGCTGGGAGTGGTCGCAGAAGGTGATCGTCGCACAGTGGAAGACTGCGGTCGGGCCGCTCCAGACAGAGGTCGTGCCCATTGATTGGGCAATCCGACTGTATCCTGTAGGCGACATCAACGAGGATGGCAAGGTGGACGGCGAAGACCGGGGCCTGCTGTTTGCGGATTGGGGCACCGACGCCCAGCGGTCCGACCTCGACTGGGACGGCAAAGTGGGGGGAAGTGACCTCGGGATTCTAAACACCCAGTGGGGATGGGAGGCACCATGGAACCAACAGCCCTGATTCCGATTCTTGAGAACAACGTCACGCCCCTGATTGTGTGGGTACTGGTGTACTACACTATGGTCAAAGGGATCCGGCAGGACCTTCAAGACATCAAGGATAAGTTGGACGACAAGTGACGTACCTGAATGACACAAGCAACATGGACGGGGTTGAGGTACCGATCGTACCTCGACTCCATCCTCCCCACATCATGTCAGGGTTTTCGGAGTCGATGGCGATTCCGGGAAACCTGACTGATTTTGCGTTCAGGGTGCCACACTCCAACGCCAATTCCATGGCGTCTGGTTATGGCAACGGCTTGTCTCTTGTTAACACGATGGGAGACATCAGTCTCTTTTCCCCGAATTCTTTCTACTTTGACTTCCCGGACGGTGGTGGAGGTGGGGGGAACGCATACACTTCGATAACGACTGCCAATACGGACTTCATCAGGATCACAACCAGCCCGAATGTTGCGGGCGGTACCAACTACGAGTTGGATAAGGGCGACGACCTCTGCTCGTTTCTGGTTTCTTGTGTGACGGCGGTGGACGGATACGGCAACGTAGCGTCGGATGCTGGCACGATCTCCGCATCGGGAGGAGACGACACCTTCACGATCTCCGGTGACTGGACGAGCGGAGCCAACGGACGATCCTATTACATCAAGACGGACGCCAGCGGCCAGACGGTGAACCTCTCGTTTGACCGCTGGTTCCACGAAACCATCACCGTCAACGATAGTGGGGGGAATCCCACGACCTTTGAGGCTGGAGCCCAGAACGCATCTCTCATCTTTGAGGACGGGCTTGGTATCAAGGCAGTGGGTGCGGCAGACAGCACCAATACGAAGGTCACGATCTCCACCACGGGCCGCCCCACCATTGTCCAGATCACGGGGGAGGTTACAGCGGGGAGCGTCGGGAATGTCGATTACTACTCCTATCCCGTACAGGAGGTGGTGTTGGCGGACGACGGTGGCTCCAAAGACTTGGAGTTCACGAATGCTGGAGTCCTCTACGACTTCAGTGTCAACGTCAAGAACGAGCCATCAACTGTCGTAGCCTCCTTCACGCTTCAAGCCTATGCCGTGGACACGATCGTGACGGCAGTCGAGATTGAGGCTCCCGCGTCTTGGGGCATTGGCCGCGTCTACATCATGGGAGGAATGCCTGCACTTGGTGTGGCTTGTGTTTAGTCATGAGTAGAGGTGGACTTGCTGGTTCCGTGTGCTGTTGTGACTGCCCCCCCGAAAGGTGCAGGCTTGACTGCATGTATGTAGATCTGAATTACACAGCCACTGGAACTTTTACTGACACCTATTCTTCTTCAGATTGTTTTGATGACGATTACGAGACGATGTCTCGTAACTTTTCGTTTATTGCGATTGGGCAGCCGGGGTACATTCTAAACCGAGGTGGAATAGGAACACCTGAGTGGATTTGCACATGCCCGAAATCTAACCCCTACAGCAATGGCAATATCAGCGGTGGTCTTTCTATTACCGGAAGTGGTTCGTACTCCTCGGAGAGTGTGACTTACTACTTCTTGGGTTCAGAGCGAATACGAAATGTTGTGACAACTGATTACACTGTCACATGGTCAAATCTTGGAAGTCCTAATTCCAACTTTCTCTTCGTTGGCTCTAATGAACCCGGCCCAAATTTTTCTGCCTACGCATGGGATATTGTAAACGATGATTACAATTGTGATGAAGAAGAAAGGTGCATGATTCTCATCCCGAACGGCGGAGTCTTAAATGGGGCAGGAAGTGCTTTTACCCCTAGCATTTTTCCTGAAACATTGTCTGTCGCGTATCGGCAGATAAGGAGTGGACAAACACTTGTCCAAGAGTTTGATGAAAGTGGAAGTATCGTTTATCAAGAGACATTTCCAATCTCTGACCAAAACGATTATTACTTCCCTTACGCCCACTTACATCGAATTCTGAACAACCGAGTAGATTGCGATGATGATATTGGGTCTTACGAGTTGGCCCAAGGAAACACGGAGGCCATGTGCTTTGCTATGGAGAGGGCATTAGGTATTGGGTATTTGCCTATTGGGTTGCCAGATCTGAATTACCCGGAGACCGAAGTTTGTGAGCAAGGAGAACAGCAAGCCCCTCACACTAGAAGTGCTGCTGGAGTAGATATTTACGATACGGGTCCTTGCGTTTTGAGTCTTCCTGCAACTGTGAGCAGGACTCAAGTTATCCGGGCCACGGCAAGGTCTACCATCGAAGATTGGGGGGCTGCAAATTGTCCAACACCATGAAGTGCTACAATCTGAATGGGCCTTACTGCACGCTGGGACACTTCAGTGGAACTCCCACAAACAGCGACTGCTTGTCGTGCAAAGACTATGACGGCGTGAGCAGGGGTCTCGGAGACGACATTACCCGGGCTCTCCGGAAAATGAAGTTAGAGAACGTCGGAGAGAAACTCTCTGCCTCCTTCAAATCTAACTGTGGGTGTGCCAAAAGACGAAAACAGTGGAACGAACTCTTTCCTCATGAAAGCGAAGACTGATGGCTGAGATCAATAGACGGTGGATCTACCCAACTATTACTGCCTCTGAGAACAAGGGCATTGAACGAATCGCCCTCAGTGGGGAGGGTCTTGCCCATGAGGTCGTGGGCATTGATGGCTCTCGCAAGTTTGGGTGCCGTCCTTCCTCGGGCTTCAAGTATGTCCACACTCTTGGCACTCTCGAAGACTTCAGCAGTCTTGGAGCAGACGCTCCTCCTGCCGCCACAAAGTCTTCGAGGGTCACGGACTGCTACCCCGTCCATTTCCAGATCAAGGAGAATCACTTCGGCCACGGTTTCGTGTACCGAGTGAAGACGGGCTCAGACGCCGCTGTCTACATGGACTTCCAGACCACGCTCGCCGTGGACGCGGCTACCAGTTGGCGGACCATTCTTCTGAGTGATCACACGGGAGGAAGTCACGTCAGCCCCACTGCCAACATGGAGGTGGTGTCGATGGGCCGCTTCGTGTTTGTGTTCGTGAGGGGAGAGGCTCCCCGCGTCTTCTACACTGAGGACCCCACGGGCCTTGGCAATTTCGTTTCGACGGTACTGGACGCAGGCCCCGGCCTTCCCCCCACTGAGGAGGTTTTCGACAGCCTGACCCAGTGGGGCGACCCGGCGGAGGAGTACCCCCGGTTCCGGTTTGTGCTGGAGACGCAGGCTGGCGACAACCACACCTTTGAGGCGGGCGATTACTCTTTCGCGTTCTACCTCCACAACAGCCTGACGGGACGCCGCACCGCCCTCAGCGAAATTACTTCCAAGGAAGAAGAAGACTTCGGGGCATCCGCCCAGCAGGTAACGCTGTACTGCGAGGTGGACTCCACGAAGTACGACCAGATCTACCTGTTCCGGTCTGTCCGCCTCCAATCAGTGGGGGGAGTGTACGCAGGCAGCATCATGCACCTTGACGGCATCTACGATGTCGCTGACCTCACCGACGCTGACAACGGATCGGTTCCGTACACGGCAGACTTCAACGTCAAGAAGGTGAGTTTTGCCCTGAGCGACATCTCTTTGGCGATGCAGGACATCTATCTTGACCGTTCGATTTATGACGCTGAGGTTCCGTACGCTGGTGCCGCCGTGCCCTTTGAGGGCAGTCTCATCATTGGTGATCCGGATGGGCCCACGAATGTGCCGGAAGGATCCGGACCCTTCCAAGTCTCCATCAGCATGGCGGAGCGAAAGCGGAACGTCGGGGAGATTCGGTGGTCCTCGCTCACGGAGCGAAGTCCGGAACTCTTCCCCATCAACAACAAGTACGTTCCGGATGTCTTCCAGAATCGTGTCTCGAAGTTGGTGAGGACTGGCGAGTTTGCAATCGGGTTCAGCAACGACCGCCTGTACCACATCCGCCGGAACGGGATCTACCTGAGGATCGAGGATCTCCACGCTGGCTTTGGCCTTGCAGCCCGGAACGGTGTGGCATCTGTCGGCCCGGTCGTTTACTTCCTGACGACGAAGGGCCTCAAGTCCGTCGCCAACAACGGCCAACTCAACGATGTTCAAGCCCTCGACAACCTCCTGTTGGAGGATTGGTACGATGACTTGGCGGATCTGAGGCTTGGTTACGATCCGTACTCGTCGTCTCTCTACATCCAGAACCCCAACCAGCACAAGGCTGTCTGCATGTGGTTCGGGACTGGACGCATCTCTGAGTTCCACGACGTTCCATTTGACGACGTTCGCACCGGGATCTGGCCCAAGACCGGGACCTCGATCGGGGTAGACACTGTCATGGTGGAGCGGGCGTTCTTCCTTCAAAATGCCCCCTCTACCTCCTCAGCCAATATCCCCGACGGGTGGCAACCCCGCGTCTACATCCAAGACTTTGACCGGGTCAAGGCGTCGAACGGTGCAACTGCTATCCCAAACGGGACCTCCACGATCCGTACTCTAGAATATGACGGCGATGTCATCTTCAAGGTGGGATCAGTCACCACGGCTAGCGGTGTCACTACGGTAGAGCCTCTGACTGACACTTCTACGGCTAAGAGCATTTCGTCTGGTTCTGGCTACGATCTTGTTGGGGCCTACGCTTACGTCGTAGCGTCTTCAGACCCCTCAAAGGTCGGTACCAAGAAGCAGATTTTCAGCGTCACCCCCGGCACAGCCAACCTGACTCTTCCGGGGTACGGCCAAGGATCCATCGTCTTCAATCGGTGGGATGCTCTGGCGGTGGGGGACGTTATCGCCCTGAGCCCGGTCCTGTTCCGGTACGTCGGCGGGGCCCTGCCCATGGTCCGGACGGAGGATAATCAGGTGGTGTCCACCATGGACCTCTTCCAGAACAAGCAGGTCTCGTCCGTGGGCTGCCACTTCTCCGACGTTAGTGGAGGGACTACCGGCTACAAGTTCTTCCGGGGCCTTGTCTACAACACGGAATCGGATTCTGCGGCAGTTTCTTCTATTCCCGTGGATTTTTCTGGTACTATTATTGGGGAATCCATCAAGAACGGGGAGTCCGAAGACTACGCGGCGTTCACTGCCACGGGCATTCAGACCCGGGGCCGCCACGGAATTCAGGACTCAGCCCTCAATCCGGGGATCGAGATCTTCTGTCCGGACGTAGACTATAAGTTGATGGCGGTGATCTGTAGGGGCCGCACCACGAACACCGACACCAGCGAAAGGAACACCTGATGAGTTCGATGAGTTCATTTGGAGCATTTGGAGGCGGGCCGACCTTCACGAACTTCGGCTCCACCACGAACCCGGGCTACAACATGGGGAGTGGGGGGAATACTCCCGGCTTTCAGGGTCCGCCCCCAACGGCGTCTCCCTATGGCCCGTACATGGATCTTTTCCAAAACGTACAGCCTCAAGCACCCGAAGGTTACAACTTCAACCCCGCCACCGGGATGTTCCAAAGGCAAGTGGGGGGATCCTTCCAGAATCCATTTTCTTCTGTAACGTTTCAACGAGCCCCGTCGTCTGGTGGTTTTACCGACTATGACACTATGATGGGTCTGATAATGGGAGATGCAGCAACCGCTGGGCAGACCAATCAGTTCAACTACCAGCAGAATCTTGCAGCCGCGAATCAGGCTTTGGCCTCCACGACGCAGGGAGCGCAAAGCATTCGAGAGGCGGGGCAAACGGCTGCGGGCCAACTGACGGATGTTGCAGGACAGTTGGCTGGGATTGGTGCGGACAGGGCTAACGAGATTGTAGCAGAAGCCCGCCGCGTGGAAGAAGAAGGAAAGATTGCAGGCTCGACCTATCTGTCAGAGGCTGCTTACGGATTGGTCAAGAACTACGGATCTCAAATCCAACAACTTGATGCCCAGATCAAGGCTACTGGAGATCCCATGTTGATTGCTCAAAGATCGCAACTCATGGGTCAAAGAGACGCCGAAGTTCAGGCCCAGCAAACCCAGATCTACCGACAGAACCAGCAGTTCAATGCGGGTTTGGGCCAGAATGTGGTGCAGGCCATGATTGCCGGTGGAGGTCTTGAATCTCAATACAACACTTTGGCTTCCGGTCTGCATCAGGCCGGAGCAAACATGATCTCCATGATGGAGTTGGAAGCGGCAAAGCATGAGAGCATGGGCAACTGGCAGTATGCTCAGTTCATTCAAAGCAACCCATTCTCAAACATTGCCTTTGCTCCTCTCCTTGCAACTCTGACTTCTTACGGTCAGATTGAGGGAGTCAAAGACTATAGTTCTGGTTTCAGTGAGTTCCTTGCCAACGCTTGAGGTATCCCATGTCCCGAGGCGCATCTCCTCTTTTCAATCCTGCTGAAGCCGCTCAACAGCCTATTGCTCAGGCTCAACAGACTTCTGTTCAGCAGCAGCAGATCCGGGCACAGCAGGCGATGGCGGCCCAGCGTCAGCGTTCGCAGGAGCAGATGCAACGCGAGCAGTTGGATCTTGCTCGTCAGCAGGGGCTTGCCTCAAATGCTGTCCAACTTGCCGGAATTACTGCTACTGCTCAATCGCAGGAGGACTACCGTAAACTTCTCGCCGAGAAGGCGAGGATTGAAGCCGATGTTGCTCGCGAACGCATGGGTCAAGAACAAAGCAGGTTTGAAGAGGAACAGTCGTTTGAGCGTGAGAAGTACTCAGAACTTCTTGCGATGAAGGATGAAGAGATACAGTTGGAGGCTAAGAAGGCAAGAGCCCTTGGAGAGTCCCAACTCCGTTACGAAGAAGAACTTGCAGAAATCCGTAAAAAGCGGTCAGCCTTTGAGGTCGCAATGATCAAGGCTCAGACCATGCTGAGGACGGGCAATGAGAATGTTTCTGAAGATCTTCGGAAAATTATGAAGGGTCTTGACGATGAGATCCTCAAGAACCAAATTGTAGTGGACAAGGTAGGGGCATCCATTGCAGATTCCTTGGCCTCTGCAAACTGGATTGAGTCTCAAGATCTGTCTGCTTTCGGCATTGACAGTGATAGGCTGTCTCGGGCTGGAACAGACATCCTGAAGGCCCTTAATCCTACGCGGTGGTTTTTTGAAGATCTCAACACTCGACAGAGAATGGTGTTGGAGGCTCTCGGCGAAGACACCGGCATTGGTGAGTTTGTGGCTTCCAATCTTTCGACTGGCTCTCCTGAGTTCAAACTAGAGGCTATAGCGGGTGTGGCGGGAATGCTCGGGATGGATACCGGGGTAGAGCCTTTGGGAGCAAGGGAAGTTCTAAACCGACGAATGGCTTCGGGTATTGCAAATGCTCTCGGTGGAATCCAAGAGGATTCTCGGGGCATCATCAACCAAGGGTTGCAGGACATCTTCAGGAGTCTTTCCGACGATCCCACTTCAATTCAAGACACCAAGAAGAAACTGGTTGATCTTGCAGCCCAAGCCAAGGTCAGTCCTTTGATCCTTCAAAGTGCGATTCAGACCGCAGGTCGCCAGTTGGATGCACGGCGAAAGGCTTTGATGACTGCCGGTGTTCCTGACAGTTTCGAGGATCTTGAAGGTCTTGACGAGGAAAGGGACTACGGGGCCGCGGGGTTTATGACGGGGTTTGGTGCTTACGTCTCCAAGAAGATCTTTGGAGGCCAGAACGCTACTCCTCTGATTCTTCTTGGGGAGTCAGTGGACTCTGTTGATTCTCTTACAGACTTCAGAGAGAGCCTCGGTGCTGAGGTTGAGAGAGAAGAAGGTTTCCGGGTAGACGCACTTCAAGATCTCTTGGGGGATTACGAAGGCCCCGCGTTTGGTACCGACTTCTCTGGCTTGGAGACAGGACTTGCGGGCCTTCGAAGCCAAGAAAGAACGATTGAAGATATGTTGCGGCAGAGAGAGACTGAAGAGATCTTCGACGAAGACCTCACCAACTTGGCTAAGATTCGAGCCGATCGAGGAGCAACCATGGGAGAAGTTGGGGCGTTGGAAGAACTTATTGCTGGACGCCGTGCCCGGAGAACTGGACAGTGAGAGATTGGAAGGAGATCTCGAAGGTGGTTGCAGGCCGTCATCCGGGCGGCGTGGTCTTTCTGGAGTCCCCCCACTTTCCGGTGGAGGAGTTTCCGGAGGAGGCGGTGCCTTTTTACCATGAGGGTTATGAGCGTTCCTTCCCCGGTCCCGATCTGAGTCCTAAAGCCGTCCGACGGTTCCTTTGGGAACATCGGAATACCCGTCCTATCCAGCGGGACCGGGCCTTTGTAGAAACTGAATACGACGAAGAATCTGATGTATCCCGGATTCGAGTCGGTACAATGACTGCACTTCCTGTGTTAGAGAGGATGCCTCATGGCTCTTAGCGTTCAAGAACAAGCCGCTCTTCTCGGGCTTTTGACGGGTGCTTCTCCCATTCCAAAGGGAAGCCGAAGTTCTCCTATTGGAACTCCGGGCAAGGACATTGAAGATCAACTTCGGAGTCTCTTGGGAGATCCTGATTTTACCCGTGAATTCATGGGGCGTCTTACCCCGGAGCAGGCGGAGGCTTTGCGGCGAGCAGGCATCATTGAGGGAGCCGAAAGCGGCTACCGCGAGGGACGCAGGGTTTCCCGGGAGAAGCGGGCCGCTGCTCGAAAGGCCATGGAAGGTGGCCGCAAGATGCGGTTTGGTGGCAAGGTGGCAGGCAGGATGGCGGGAGGCATTGGCAGCAAACTGCTGTACGGTGCTGGTGCCCTTGGTACCGCTTTGATGGCCGTTGACCTGCTGATGATGCTGAAGGGGGCTGCTTCGGATGAAGGTCCAAGTGTCGCCCGTCGGGGTGCGGGCAACGAGATTGCGGACCTTCTGCAAGCAGGCCAGACTCCTAGCACAACTCAACAACTCCGTCGTTCACAGGATCTTTCCCGGCAGGCTCTCAATTACGCTCCCTACCAAATGGGCGTGAGCCGAGATCTTCAGGAGTTGGTGGGGGCTCAGCAAGTCAGAGAACTTGCTAAACTCCGACAGCGAAGCAAGCCCGGTCTTCAGGAGGCTTACGCCCGAGCAGGGCTACTCCCATGAGTGTACTAAAAGGCATCCGAAGTCTTCTCAAGACGGCCAGTGGGTTCAGCAAGAACGACAGTGTTCGGGCCTATGCCCGTGACCATCCTCTTGTGACTGCGGGTCTTGTGTTGCCAACTGCGGGATTTTTGGGGTCAGAGGTTGTTGCTCCGATTGCAGAGGGAGCCTACAACCTTACTCCTATTCAGGACTTCATTGACGAAGGTCGAGCAGAACGTCGCTATCAGGAACGTCGTTCCGAGGCGATGAGCAATTTGGGAGAAGACCTCAAGCGCCGTCGTATTGAGGAGATGATCGAGCGAAACATGGCGGTGGTTGCCTCCCGCGATCCCCACCTGTACTCCCAAGTCATGGCAGGTAGAGTCTTGCCTCAGGGAGCCGTCGTCTTGGGTGGTCCTCGACGACAAGACCTCATGGAAGAACTTGCCTACGCAATGGGCAACTCTACCAACCCCGAAGAATTCACTTCCCTTTTCCAGTAAGGATTGACCAATGACGATTGTTCAGCACGAAATGGATATTGCAAACGACAAGGTTGCTACTCAGTACCCCGACGAGTTTGCAATTTTCAGTATGGATGGTATCGGAACCGGGCTTAACACCCCGCTGTTCGTGACCGATCGCCCGATCTACATCGACTCTTTTACCTTTCGTGTGAATGGAACCCTTTCCACCACTCCGGGTACCGCTCAGCACAGCATTGGTTATGCGGCTGACGGGGATGCTAACACGGATGCTGAAAACAACAAGGTGACTGAAACCATTGTTGGTGACGGTGCTGGTGGCAACATGGTTCTGCATACTTCCTACAGCGGTAAGGGCCTCAATACTACGGAGGAGGCAAATAGAATTCCGACTGGGGCTCTTGTTTGTCTTGTCCAGACAAATGTCACTAGTCAGGCTCAACTTCTTGTGACCGTTCGGTATCGGACCCGTCCCGCCTGATGCCTTCGAACTACGACGACGAAGGCTTCGTCGCAGGATCGTTCGACCCCATCAAGATCTACGACGCACCAACTGTGGCGTTGTCGCAGATGTTTGAGGGCGAATCTTCCTTCCGTAGCCTACGGGATACATTCATGGATCCCGCTTCGCTCTCACCGGCGGAGCGGGACTCCTATGTTTCTCGTTTGAAGAAGTCACTTGGAGACAACCCCCTCACCAACTCGGTGTTGGATGTCGCTCTGAACCCTTTCGTGTGGTTCATGTTCTTGACGACTCCGGCAGGTGGTAACGCCCTAAAGTCGGGAGCCAAGGTTTTCTCGGGTCTTGGCAAGACTGTCGTCAACGAAGGCAGCGAGTACTTCAAGTTTGTGACTGGTCGGTACTCATTCCTGTCCAGTCTTGGACTTCTGAATGCTCACCAGTACGGAGCAGGTACTCCCCTCTCCACCTTCCTGCATTCTGCTCAAGCCCGCTTCAGTCAGTTGACTCGACAGGACATGACCGACATCCAGCCCATGGTGTCGGAAGTTCTTGCCAACATGTCGAAGAAGTTTGGGGTGACGGTTCGCAGCCTTGACCCCAACGATGCTCCCGTCGCCACCGCCATGATCGACGGTGAGGCTGTCAGCCTCAAGGAGTATCTCAAGAAGTTCAACACTTACGCCCACCTCCACATGTCGGGCATGAACCAGAACACGGTTCGTAGGGTGGCGACGATTGCTCCCAACGCAAAGATCCAGTTCCGGTTTGACGGAAAGATTCGCACTTACGACATTGATCCAAAGAATGTCGAAGCCTTCTCCAAGTTGGAAGGGTCTTTGCTCCGAAGCCGCATGAAGATGCAGGCTGCGATTGACGCGGGCGACGATGCTCTTGCCGATAGGCATCGCGAGGCGATCATCGACATCGCCAAGAATCGCACCAAACTCCTGAAGAAGATGGGAGTTGCGGAAGACATCGACGAGACTGTCGCGATTCGCATGACTCCCACTCGGGGCGAGAAGTTGGAGTACGTACCGGGCGAGTCTCCGCTCCGTGTCTTCACTGAATCTCGCGAGATCCAAGCCCTTGACCCCAACAACCTGTCCGGTGCGTGGCTCCGTCGCGAGGGGTTCATGCCCCTACTGGATCAGAGCCGGGCCATGATGAAGGCTCGGTATGTGGATCTCTTTGGCAACCGTGAGGTCTTCGATCGCACGGGGGAACTGGTCTACGACAAGGGCAAGTTGACTCGTATCTTCCGTTCGTTGTCGTCGGACCCCGCAGCCAAGACGGCGGAGGAAATCTCCAACGTCCTCCACAAGGAGTTCCAAGGGTATGTGGGGGGAGACGGCTACAAGAAGATCATCGAGGCCCTTCAAAGCAAGAAGATGACGCTGGAGCAGTTCCAGAATCTTCTGGTGTCCGTTCGCAAGGAGGCCGACGACCTCGACAACTTTATGCCCCGCAACGTCTGGTCTTATGTTGACAACGAGGCGGGCAACATCGTCAAGCGTCGTACTGATAGCATCAAGGTAAGCCCCAAGGATCGAGCCGCCTCGCTTTCGGGCCGCGTCAACGAGAGAAGTCTTGAAGATCCCTTCATTGACTCTGACGACTTGATGATTTTGGAAGAAGACTACAAGCGTCGTGGTCTCTTGAACGGTCGTCTTGACGACGCGATGGAGCGGAGCAGAAAGTTCGAGATTGAAACGTCGGCAACGGCAGAAGCCAACCGTGTTCAGGTGATGAACCTTGATTACAACACGTCCTTCAGCCGGTACATGAAGCAGACTCGCAACGACCTTGTCCTCCACATCGACGACGCTTATCAAGATCAGTTCATCCGTAGGCTTCGGGAAACCAACGACCCTGCCTACTTGCAGATGCTGGAGTACGCCAAGCCCGGGGCTCGTCGAGGTATTGAGACCAAACTTCTTGGTGGTCTTGGCGAAGTGGGTGCCACTCGATATCGCCTGTTGGAGGTGGCCTCCAACACGATTGCCACGGACCTCGACAAGGTTGGTCGCAAGGGAGGAGAGAGGGCTCGCGAATACATCATGGGGACACTCGTCAACCGCATGAGAGGCTCGATGCCCATGCGAGACATGATGAGTGAGTACGCCACCATGATGGCGATGGACATGGCAGACGCCATGGCCCACAGCAAAGCCTTCCAATCCATCAAGAAGATGGGGGGATATCCCGCCAAGTTTGTCGAGAGTCTTGAGCGGTACGGAGCCATGGACTTGGCCGACGCTCAAGGCTCCAATCTTGGGCGGGGTTTGACCAAGGTGTTCTATGCTTCGCACCTTGGTTTGAACCTTGGGTCTGCGATGCTCAACCTCATGCAGCCCCTCATGTACGCCGCGACTTGGATGGATCCCGATGTCATGGTCAAGGCGTACGGCAGTGCCCTCAAGCAGTACTTCGGGTATCTGCGAGAGCGTGTAAAGTTGCCGCTCAATGCCGATCCCCTACAGGTGGATCAACTCCGAGCCAAGCACTTCCGTCTTTCCAACATCGCTACGAAGGATCAGCCTCTTGGCATGGACCTTCTGGACATTCGGGCCACGGACTTCGAGTTGATGGACTCGACGGCCTTTGCGGCGGAGGCCGCCCTCAAGGCCCGTGGCAAGGGGTCCGCAGACTTCTGGCTTTCTGAGATGCCGCTGAAGTTGTTCACGCACTCGGAACTCTTCAACCGTACGGTGACGGGTGAAGCAATGCTGGGCCAGATGCAGAAGGCGGGCCGCCTCCGTGGCCTCGAAATGAAGAACGGCGTCCACCGCGTAGTGGGGGGAAAGACGGAGTTTGCGGATGTCGAGGTTGCCGAGAACGTCCGCGAGATGGTGCAGAACACGCAGTTCGGTTCTGACCTTATCAACAGCCCTGACCTGTTCCAGAGGACGGGCTTCGGTCTTCCGTGGGTCCGTCAGTTCTTCACGTTCCCTGTCCGAACGCTGACTGCTTGGACCGACACCACGCCGATGGTGAATCAGGGTCGCCGTACTTGGGGCATCACGGGCTTTGAGACGGAGGGTCGATTCTCCGCCATGGCTCACGACCTGATGCGAATGATGGGAACCTCTGCGATCGTGTACGAGGTCGGCAAGAATGCTGCGGGCATCGACCTGAGTCGTGGTCTTGCGGGTCAGACGCTCTACGAGTCTACGATCGTCGGCCCCTTCATGCTGGAGCCCGACAGCGAAGCCGCCTACAACATCCCGTTGTCCCCCGCCTTCAGCACGGTTCGGGATGCAGCCCAAGCCCTGATGCAGGACGACGTAAGTCTGATCGGCTCGATGGCTCCCCGCTTCATCCCCGGCGGCATCGCGGCGTCCCGCCTGCTGAATGCGTTGCCCCGCGTTGCTCCCCCCACTGGGTTTCTTGGGGGCCTCCAGCGTGAGTCGGCGGACTGGACCGCCATGAATGAGCAGGGACAAGTCCCCATCTACCGTGCAGACGGGAGCCTTCTTGAGTATCGGAGTGCCCCCCGCACCATCCTCGGGAGCCTTGGCTTCAACTCCTACATGTTCAAGACGGATCAGGAACTCAATGCGTTCCTTGTCAAGAACCGAGACGCTGTGGTGCAGGAGCGTCGGAAGTATGTCGATGCCGTGCTTGCCAACGACATGGGCAAGGCCAGCCGGATCAAGGCAGCCTTTGAGAAACGCTTCAAGCGGCCTCTCTCCGTTACGAAGGACCAGATCGACCGGGCCATTCAGTTGAGAGAAGTCCCCCTGAAGGAACGGATGTACCAAAGGATCTCTCCGGAGTTCCGTCCGCAGGTTCGCCCGTATCTTGTCGAGCGTCTGGAAACTCTCAAGTCTCGGACGCCTGAAGAGTTGGATCTCAGCACGGCGGAGAAGGCAAGGATGCTGCCTTCTTCCTTCGACGTGTTCGATCCCTATCAATTTGTGACGGATTGACCAGAGACTGGAAGAGTGGATCCCTTCCAAGCATCAGCATCATTGCTCGCTTGTGGCCTGACCCCATAAAGAACTCAATCCATGAGTGCCGTACCTGCACCGGCAAGGATTTCCAGCCTTGTAGCCATTGACCAATAGTAGTGTGGGTCTTGACCTTGGCGATCTTTGCCAAGTCGGGATGTGGCATGTCAGGCACAAACTCCAAGATGATGCCTGCCCACACAAACCTCTGACGCACTATATCTTCGGTTCTGAATCCTTTGTTCTCACCGGGGATCCCGATCCACTGGTTGACGGCGTCGATAATCCAATGCTTCTTCCGCATGTCATCTCCAAAAAGGTTGGGGTAGGGGCCCTCGGCAGGAAAACCCCCACCCCTCCCGATCAGGGGCTAACGCAGCCCCTTCCACAAAACCCCCCACTGAACCGAAGCCCAGTGGGGGGGAGGAAAGAAATGGTCAGGTACCAGCGGCGGTCAGTGCGAACTTGAACGCCTTGCTGGTGTTGTCGGCGGCGGTACCCATCACGACATTGTAAGTGTGGTGGTCGCCGAGTTTGCGATTGCGGTCCTGAAGCCAACTGCTGGTCGCGTTGAATGCGTTCCAGTAGGTGGCACCCGCAATCCGATACTCGTCATCGAAGTTGCGGCAGATCTTGTCGAGGTTCTCCATCGCGTTGACGTACCGACGATCCGTCTCTTCCTTCCGAGAGAACGGGTTGTTCAGCCGCTCTTCGCGGGTGGTCTTGACGATGGGATCCACGACGTGAGAGTACACGTCGAGGAAGAACGCCTGCACTTCCTGCCTCGTCATGGTGCGACTGCGGAGATGGTGGCAGGCATACTTGAAGTTGTCAAGTCCCTTCAATGCGTTGTGCATTGCCTTGCGGGCGTCGTCGATGCGGGACATGATGTTGGCGGTGTGCTTGTAGGAGAACACCTTACCCTTGCCCTTCAACGCCCATGACAACGTGTTGTTGCAGACAACACGGACGGAGGTCGTCATGCCGGTAAAGGAGAGGGATCCGTCGTGGCCGTTGGCAACGAGGATGTAGGGAGTGATGGGATCGTAGGTAGGCCCCTCCTTCTGCCCCACGTTGAAGGTGTCGGCCTTGAGTAGGAACCAGACCCGGCGGCCACCGAAGAGAGAACCTGCCGACTCCACTTTGACGACGGAGTCCATCGACAACTCCGAGCAGAAGTTCGCTAGTTCAGAGTTCTGAACTGGCTGGAAGCCTGAGGTAACGCAACCGAGGATCTCTTGCGTGTCCTCCCTCACCGTGAACTTCCACTTGTCGGTGCGGTACTCATTGTCCGCCGTCATCGTGGGGGCGTAGCCCTTGAGGTAGTTGGTCTCAAGGACGTTCCATTCCATGCGGGCCAACTTCAGGGCTTCGTAGGTGGTTGGTGCGTCCTCGACGATAGTGCCGAAGCCATGCCATGCGGCCTTACCGGCAAGAACGAGGTGATCATTGGATGTGATTTCGTGAGCCATTTTCTCAGTCCTCTTCGCGAAAGCGGTGGAAGTATGTGGGGAAATGTATATCAAGGACATTCACGAGGTCCTTGGGTTCGATCTCTCCGTCACAAAGTTGAATGTGCTGCTTTTGGGTGATGATGGTCATGGTGACTGCCCGGACAGAACACCACGTTCCATCTGCCATGACGATGATTGCCATTGGTTCCTCTTCCGGGGTGAATCCTTCTTTCTCAGCCATCTAGTACTCCGCGATCTGGGTGTGAATGGTGACTTGGACGACGACCTCTGCTTCGAGGATGTCGGAACCGGGGGCAAGATTCTGCGAGATCTCGTTGTCGATCGCACCGTTGATGAGACTCTTTATGTGGTCTCTGGTTGCTTGCGGAAGATGCTCCCAATGAAAGACCCGGCTTGTGATGGCCGGGCCTGTCGTAACGTCTTCGATCGTGATGTGGTCAGCGTGCTGCATCAGGGTCTCCTAGGGGTATCCAAACCTCGTAGTTGTCTGGGGGCGTCGCCCGGACGCCCGCAGGGCAGCGTCCGGGCGTGAGCCTAGACATCTGGTGGGGGGAGATGAGTCCCCCCAGTTCTTCCTTGTGGTCTCGCGTGACGACGAAGTCAATGAATTTGAGGGAGCCCCGGACCTGTCTGAAGGCTACGACGAGTGGACGGCGTAGGCTCTCGACTGGCCCGGGGCCCTCTCCGACCTTCGCCACCAGCCAATGGCCGATGACGCTGAGTGTTCCCTGCTGCCTCCAGAACCCCCGAGCCGTGAGGGTAATGTGGTCCAACCGGGGCAACGGGACCGACTCTAGGTCCTGCGTGATGCGGATCCTGACAGCCGCATCAGGTGCGTCGTTATGCCGCACCGGATCCAGCGTAGTCCATACGGGATGGTCCGTCAAGTCCGAGTCCAACGAAAAGCCCCATACCCCCCGAAGAGAGTATAGGGCCAAGGAGAAAGAGATGAAAGGCGTGGGGACCGTAGCAACGGCAACCCCACGCCGGAAGTGGGGGGACTAGTTTGTACAGGAAGTCTACCCCTAGCCAAGGCAAACTTCAATAGAAAAACCCCGACACCGACCGAAGCCGATGCCGGGGCGGACGAAAGAAATGCCTGCCCTACCCCTCCACCGCAGGAAGCGAGTTGGGTAGATGAAGGAGTAATCCCGGGTAGGACAGGCGAGCGGGGGGGAGAATGGCCCCGCCTCCCCCATGGATAAAAGGAGACGGGACCCGAGAGAGAGTTTAGTAGACGGGGCCACCTAGGGTGCCTGTGGTTGCCCGCCCCGGACCGGCACCTATCCTTGGTTCGCTCAGGACTCTTGGAGACGGCGGAGGACCTGCTCCTCGCCGTAGACCTTGCCGTTGGCACCCTCACGGGACTTGCAACGGACGAGGACCGGGATCTCCTCAGTGCCAAGGAGTTCCTCGATCTGCATGAGGCCAGCACCCATGGAGGGCACATCGCCAAGGCAGACGGTCAGGGTCTGCTTGAGCCGCTTGATGGCGATGTCCACACGGACCTGACCACCATCAGTCTTGAGGCCAGCCTTGCCGCAGTCGGGGAAGACCATCGGGCCACCCTCGAAGGAGCGGGGGTTGTCGGGCTGGTCGTCGTCCTGAAGAAGACGGTAAGTGAACTTGATGAGGGTGCCGTCGTGGGTGGTTCCGTCCCTCTCCTTGAAGGGGCAGTCCACCTGCACGATGCTGGTGATGAGGGCTTCGTAGTCCCCGTCTTCGGGGAACCAGTCGTTGTAGCCCGGCGACACTTCGGCAGCCGAGAAGTCGCTCTCGAAGTTGTCGAAGACGGCTCGCTTGATACTCATGTCAGGATTCCTTATTTGCCTCATTGAAGGCTGACTCGAAAGACCCCCAAGGATCAACAGGATCAAGGGGAACATTTGGCATACGGCTGGTAGTGCGAGTGCGGATGATGCGGCTGAAGCGGGGATCGTCGAACGCCAGTTTCCGTTCGTATAGAATCCGCTCAATTGGAATCTTCCGCTCGATCTCCTTTGTCCCGGACTTGACAATCTTGGTCTCCATAACGGTGGTAGACCGGCGATCACAACAGACCGGGGCAATCATCTCAACGGCTGGGGTCAGGCGGCGTACCATACCCGCCGACATGTTGAGCGTCAACTCCTCCGTCTTGGCCCCATCGTCAGAAACCTGAAGAAACTCACGGCTGAGGTGGGCGATGAACCACACCCCGTAGCCAACCTGCCGGAGGTCGAACGCGAACGACAGGATCTCGTCGAAGAGTTTGTCGTAGGCGGCTGGGCCGTGAGCCTGCTCGAAGGACGAGCGGTCCATCTTGCTGGCGATGTAGGGCTTGAGGAGTCGGACGCAGGGCGTGATGGTGTCGAGGACCACGCACTTGGGACGGGGCTCTCCGGCCCTCGCCATGTCGATCAACTGCTTCTTCTTCTCCAACACCTTGTCCCAAGTCAGAACGAGGTGGCTTCCGTCGATGTCGATGGGTAGGCCCTCGTCGTTGACACCCGGCCAGATGGTGGCACGGCACTCGGGGGTGACGGTGGAGGAGAGGTCGAGGTTGATGATGAAGGCGTCCGGGTTGGACTGGAACAGGTAGGACTTGCCTGTGTTCTGCTCACCCACCACCATGCCGAAGAGGGCATTGAGTGGGTACTTCATCTTCTGTCCCGAGAAACCGAGTTTGGTAAAGCCCAACGGTTCTCCTTTCATGAGAGTTGTGTGGGTCATGCCAGTCCGAACATGTCACGGGGATTCAATCCCCTGAATTTTTCATCAAGGGCTTTTGGTTCGTTGTCGAACACGAAGTCATCATCCTCCAATTCCTCCGGGGTGGCCGCCCCGGCCTGCGGGCGGGGCGGTACACCGGGGAACAAGCCTTCAATCACAACCTTCTTGGTGAAGTTGATGTTGAGGTAGGAGAGGTACTCCTCAAACTTGGCGGCTGAGAGGCTCACCCCATGGAGTGCGTTGAACTCCTTGCGGAACTCTGCCTTGCTGCTGATGCCCGGGTTCTGCTGGTACACCTGCTGCAACTTGGGGAGGATCACCTTCTGGGCCACCTCCAACTCAAAGGTATCAGTCATTATTGTTCTTCTTCCAGATTTCCATTCCAGCCTTTGTGAGTTGCCAGACTTGTGCCATGCGTCCGTTTCTGGTGATCCGCACCTTGCCACTGGCTTCCACAAGACCTTGCTTGACGAGGTGGCGTCGAGTACTAGAAACAGATTGGTGGGGGGAGTTGAGGCTCTTTTCGAGAGCGTCGTCCGTTGACGGGAAGACCCCCAGTCGCTGAAAGATCCGAGACTTGAGGACGGCCCTGCCTTTCTTGGTGGAGTGGTAGGCCATGTCTGAGATTTGCCTGCTCTTTGTTTTACTCATCGAACTCTGATCCCGGTTCACTAATGACATCGAACTCGATCTCCTCGGGGATTGGGTCATCCCGTCGTCGGAGTGTAAATCCCTCGCTCTGAATGAGCGACGGCCAGTCCCCTACAGGCGAGAGCATGAAGGGGGAGTACGTCGAGAACCTGCCCATGTGGGCCACCCGATCAGGCATCGGGAAGTTCTCGGGGTATGGGTCACAGATCGCGTAGTGTTGGACCAAGCGAACTCTGTCACGATACCTCCGGTTTATGGCGGGGTCAAGTAGAAGTGAGGACTTCGTGACGGAGATGTTGACGGGTGGGTCCTCCGCCCACTCCGCCTCCTTGTCGGCGTAGTCCCCCCTTGCGTGGTACCACTCGTCGCAGCGGAGGAGGTAGTTGTCGAAGCGTGGCTCGCCCTCGTACACCTTGACGTTCTTGGGCAGGCCCTTGCGGGGTCCGCTCTTGAGGGGCGTCATGTCGATGGTGTAGTCACGGTCCTTCATGCCGAACTCGATGGACGGCTTCCGGATGGCAAGGTGCATCATGCCTCCGACCGTGGCGTCCTTCGGGATCTTGAAGGCTGCTTGGATCTGCCCGGTCTTCATCAACTCCGAGACGGAGAAGAGGTAATGCTCGCACTGGAACTCGATGGGAACCGAAGCCAGCCGAGTGCGGGGACTGATGCCGGTGGTCTTGAGGTCCACGATCCATACCGTGTTGTCCTCCTTGTTGTAGAGGAGAAGGTCGGGCTGACAGATGCAACGGATGGGCCGAGCCCGGTCGTCGGTCTTGATAGACGTGACGAGCCGGAACTCGGTACCCATCCGATGCCAACGGGGATTGAGGAGAACATCCTCGAACGACTGGCCGTCCAAGCAGGGAAGGTCGCGGGCTGCTTCGTACCAAGCCAAAGAGGAACGCATGTCACGTTCCTCGCGTTCAAGGATGCCACGCAGGGACTCGCCCACCATCCCTACGTCTTTGCACATTTCAGTAAGTTCTGAAAGTCGCTCACCCAATGCCCGTTCCATACGTTCGCGTGCGTCAACGATGGATCGGTGGTAGTGCTGGAACCGGAGGTGCATCCATGTGCCCCGGTTCAGGGCCTTGGTCCACTTCAGGGCAGGGACGACACCGAGTCGCCGTGCCATGTAGTAGGCGAAGGGGTCCGACAGGCAGACCCCGTAGTCACTAGAACGGAGTGGGGGGATTATCGCGTTCACTCCGAACGCTTGCAGATACTCGTAGGCTTCCCGACCCAATGTCTTCGGCCACGGGTGGTTCACCGGGACGGGAGGTGGCGTGCTGTTCCAATCCGTTTCTAAGGTCATTGAGGTTCCTCATAAGGACATCGACGAAGAAGTCGATCTCACGGAGAGATTCAAAAAGGTTGTCCAGTTCTTTCTTGAGACCCTCGATGTCGCCGTGCTTGGCGGCGTGGGCCTGTGCGTCGTCATCGTACCGCATGTCGTTGGCGTACTCCTGCTGTTCGAGGTACTTGTCCCATGAGGGATCATTCTTTGCTATCCATGCCACGGGTGGGATCCTTCTTGATGAGTCCTGAGATCATGGCCTGACACTCGTCAACGATGACGGGATGCCATGTGGGTTCGACTGGATCACCGATGACGTAATTGCGGTGTGCCCAGTCCCGAAACTTTTGCTCTTCTTCCGGCGTCAGTTTCCGAAAGAACTTGTACTCGTTCATGCGATCCTCCAAAGATGAGATGACCCCGGCCCCCCGCGAACGCGGGGCCGGGGGCAGCCAATTTCGTAGACGCTCAGCCTTCGAGATACTTAAAGAACTTTTCCCAGTCTATGTCTGGGTTGCTCTCTCGAAGACGATCTAAGAGTGCGAAGCGTTTGGCCGAAGGGTATTCAGGATTCAAAATGATTCGTGGAATATCCCGAGCCGCAGCAATCCGTAGGTTCTGTCCTGTGCCTCCAAGATCCCGAATGTTCTTTGTCTTGAAATACTTCGGGTTGACTGCTGCTAGCACAAAGTCAGAGGGCTTATCCATTCCTTCCCCAAACAACTGGAGAGGGTTTCGGAAATGGTATCGAAACTTACTACTGTAGTGAAGTCCTTTGCCTTTGGGTTGAAGCGGATGAAAATCCTGTAGCAACTGCATCAACTCGTCAAATACAGGACCTTCCTTTGGCGGGAATCTTCGAGCCCTTGTCAAAGTGGGGGGAAGAAATCTTGTGTTCCCGAAGGGTGCAAAGAGTTCCACCAACTCTTCAATGGGTTTCTCTTTTCCTGCAAAAGACGCAGCCCCCTCGGCAAACGCACGGTCTGCTCCGGGGGCATCACCTGTCCGCAATTTGTAACCTCTCTTGGCAAGAGTTCTGCCAAGAGATCTCATAATCTCAAGAACCGAAGAAGGAAGGACTCTTGAGCCAATGCCCGTATAGATACCGGGCATCAGTAGTCGGTACGGCTACCGATCAGGTTCTTGATCTTGGTGATCGGGAAGACCTGACCACCAACGTAGCCTACAAGGCAGGCGAGACCGGCGAACCAGATGGAACCGAGGAAGGATTCGAGGGATGCGAGCAGCATTGGTTACTCCTGATGTGGGTGACGAGAGACTGAATGACGGCAGACGCTTGTTGGATCCAGAGGTCAGACCCGGGCATGGGGTCCTGCATCTTGGCGAATCGAAGGATTGCGTTCAGTTCTTGATCGGTCATAGGCCCTGTCGAACTCCGGATCAGATGCGCGACGGGCCGCGACATACTCCCGTAAGGTTACTGGACTTTGCGGGTCCATGGCCTGACGGATGAGGGAGGCGTCTTGTCGCTTGGGTGCAGGGATGAACCCGATCAACCGTTTGATCAGTGTGCCCAATCCCGTGTTCCATAGTATCCAAGCAACGCCGAGAATGATCAAGGCCAACGCCCCGTATTCGAGAACATTTACCCAGTAGGGTACCTGATCCTCGACTCCGGGGAGAGCCTTGTGAATACGTCCGGTAAGTAGAATGATCTCTTCCTGCTCCCTGATTCCCTCTTCCGCCTGCACCCCGATCATTCCAATGTCAGGGTTCTGTGCTGTGGCCTCGGTCGCGATGAGGGTAAACCGTTCCTTCGACGAGGCTGCTGTCTGAGAGATACGGGTCGAGGTCGTCGCGATCTGTTGTGTCGGCGAACAACCAAGAAGAAGAAAAAGGACAAGAAACGCAATCGCGATTCCTGCGGCAACATTGAGTCTTCGTTCAAGGGCGTCCCAATCAGGGTTGCGTCTCAAGGCGTTCGAGCCTCCGAAGGATATCAGTAAGCATCCGGTCATGCTCGCCGTCCTTGGCGGAGGAAAGAACCTGAGCCTTGACGAGGTCGCTGCTGATGCTCTTGAGTTCTGAGACTTCTGCCACCGCATCCTCAAGTGCCGCATCCCTCACACCGATGGTGAAGAATACTCCCCCCACTCCGACGATGAGGACGGCGAGTTGGAGGACGCCGGTCACGGCAGACACACGCTGGCAAGAAGTGTCACTCATCTTCTTCAGTATCCGCTAGTTCTAGTTCGGGGGGATTGTAGTTTTCGTAGGCGTAGTCAATGAGAGCATTACAGGTATGGGCATTCCCGTAAGGAATGACATACGTTTCGGTCCTCTGCTTTCTCACCTTAGAGTATACAACAACTAGGGCATCCGCCCCACACTCTTCGATGAATTGGGCCACTAGATTTCTAGCCTTTTCCAGTTCACTCTTTGCCATCACATGACCTCCAGATAGGGCTGCCCGTCAAGAACGACACCGCATCCGTGGATGGAACGGACAGGATGCCGCTCTGCGTACCGCATGTAGGGGTGTTTGAGGTCAACGCCGCAGCCTACACACATCCCGAAGAAGCGTCCTCCGGGACGTGCGATCCAGTGGATCCCTGCGACGGAGTGGATATGACCCATCACAATGGACTGCATGGAAGCGATGGCTGCGTTGGCGTGGGGAAACTTCCCGGAGAACCCAGTGCCATGGAAGTACCGGACCTTGTCGATCTCGGCTGCTTCCCCCCACTTCCATGACGGGGTGCCCCACGCTTCTGGGTATCCCTTGATGAGGTCATCCGGGATTCCTACCGTGCGTGCTTGGCGGACGGAGCGTTCGTCGTGGTTGCCAATAACGACGGTGGCCTCCGGAAAGTTGTCGTGCCACCACTGCACCCGCTTCCGGGTCTTGAGGTATTCAGTGGGGGGAGAGTCTGCTTCGTGGTCTGGATCCCACCGTCCCCACCGATGAGCGTCAACAACGTCACCGATGAAGACGGTGGTATCCGTCTGGTACTTGTCACGGATCTTCTGACAGTGCTGCCGATACTTCGTGAGGTCGGCAGGACAGTGCAGGTCTCCGATGACGAGGACCCTGCTCACGCAGTAGATCCCGAAGCGTACTCAATGCGGTCCCAAACAAACTCCATCATCTTGTCTGCTGCATCGTACAAATTGAGGGCGGCGTTGGATCCAAGAAGACTCATTGGATGGGTTCCATCTTCTGTCCATTGAGCCTTGAACTGATTGTCTCCTACACCATAATCCCCGTACTCAAACTGCTGCCTGATCCATCCGTCAAGATCTACAACAAGGCAATCAGAACTTCCACCGTACTTTCTAATAAGTCTTTCATTGAAAGCACGCCTACGCGATGCGGTCGTAGCACCAGTGGTATCACTTTCTGCAGTGTTGTAGTTCGTAATCAGAACGAACTTTGCAGCGTTTCCCTTGGCTTCTCGATGCAACCTACGGTACCTCTCAACGATGAGGTCGTAATCCGATTCAGCAGCCGCAACCTCTGCCGTATCCGCGCTGTAAATACGTCCGTCATTTTGTCCAATGAAGAAAACGTATACATCAAGATCGTTTGCTTGGATCCACTGCTTCAAGGCGTCATCTGAATACGCCCCGGGATATGCAGGAATATCATTTTCTACGACATTAGGGTTGCCGTATTCATACGCATGGTTTGTAAGATCCCATGCACCTTGCCCCACATACGTCAAACCAAGGCCGGTTTTGGTCGCCCTCTTCAAAAGAACAGTGGGCTGGATGATGACCGTATTTACGTTGTTGTCCCCGTTTCCAAACAGCCGGAAGTAGAGATCTTCAGTGGGGGGGAAAGTAGAAGTGGTAGTGAACGGCACATCTTGCCACACAATCTTGGAACCACTTGCAGGATACTGATCAGAGATATCAATGTCCGCATCAACGGGAGAAGCACCGGTCTCTGGAAGTTCAATCCTTGCCTTTATCCCTCCACTTGAAAGGGTGGACAACACCCCCGCGTCGGCACCTGTAAACGGATCGGAGGTTACAACAAAGATATATCTGGCGATGTAATCTTCCCCGTCAACAGCAAAGGTATAAGCCCCGGAGGAGTCAGTGAAGTATCGAGACTCTGTTCCATTGAAGAAGAAGTTCTGGGCAGTTCCCTGAGCAGAATCCCACACTTCCTTCTGCCATCCTGTTGAATAGATATTTCCATTCAACCCAATGTTTGCGGTGATCTCGACGACCTTAAATGTGTGGGGGCTAGAACCAACAAGACTAGTTGGGTAGTTTGAACCATCACCACTCAACGGTTCACCCGGCTTGAGGTTAAAGGATACGGCACTTGAAGTGTTGACGTTGTATCGAAGTCCCGTAGTGGCGTTGATTGCGGGGACAATCGCGGGGATTCCAACCTGACCCCAGACAGCGGGTCGCCAAGTTGCCAGTGCCCCGTAAAAAAAGGACTTGTAGACTTGGGTACTTCCACCGCCGTTCTGATCATTGGTGATGCTGTCCCCAACAAACGTAGCGTTTGCCTTACCGCTCACCATTTGCTGGGCGATATTGAAGTCCCCATAAACGTACTGCTCTTGAACAGTAATGGCGTTTACGGCATCTTCCTTACTCGCCAGCCACGATGTGATCGTGACTTCTGCGGTTGAGATACCCCCGGGAGAAGCAGTGGTGTTCTTGAATCCCCAGCGGAAGTATGGGGCTCGAACAGAACTCAGATCCAAAGTACCACTTGCAGTAAGCGGAGAACCTGAAGCAACCCAATCCACCCCATCAACACTGATGTAGGCTTGGAGGGATGAGGTCTGGCTGTCACGATCGGTAATCGTGACAGATGCGAGAGGTCCGTATTCGGTAGAGGACCGGAAGTGGGGGGAGAAGAACTCCGTATCCACCGCAAATCCAGTGTCAATGCTAAAGTTATGAGTATCCCACGGCATCAGATTACCTTTGCACCAGAAGAGTTTTCGATGTCATCGACCCACCAAGCGTGCCGAAGTTCTAGAGTTTGAATGCTATCGGCACCTCCCATGGCTCCGTCCGGACTGAAGTAGCCGCGGAAGTATTTGGCACCTGAGGGTTTTGCTGAGACCTGACTAAGATCGGTAACGCCGATAACATTGGAGACCCCTGAAACTTCAAAGAGATCCACCCAGTTCTCGTTGTCTACCGAGTACTGCCAACCAAGACTGTAGGTCAGGCTACCTGCTGTTCGGCTAAATTCGTAGTACGCAAGAGGAAACTTCTCTACCTCTGTTCGATAGGTAGGGCCGTAGTCTCTACCCCCACTCCCCTTGAATTGAACAGCAATGGTTTCGTTAGTCTTTGGAATGTCCCAAGGCATGGGTCATGGCTCCGTTGATCAGGAGGCGGGCCACCCACTCACCGACCGATCGGCGGGCGGAGGCGGTGCCTGCTGGTAATAGTATAAGGGGCACTTGTCTCTCGAACAGGATTCTTTGGAAAGAATCCAAGGCAAGGCCCGGCTTATCAACATGGAGCGTAGGTCTTTGGAGATCCATAGGAGTCCCTTCCAGTAGAAGGAAGGGGCGTTCGCACTCTGCTTTGAGGCGGTCGATCTGGCTGGTGAAACGGCGGACGCCATCCTTGGTGAGGCAGTACCCCGCCACCTCCCGGAGCGATCCCTTCCTCTCGATGAGGACGTTGGACTCATGCTCTAGGAGGCAGTAGTCCCCTGTCTTGAGGGGATGTTCGTGGACCCGGATCCGGACCCTTGCTTCCCGACGGTTCCACGGAGGCTTCTCGTCGGACAGGAACGTGAGGGTCTCGGGGAAGATGAGGGGCTTCTTCTCCCGGGTGTCCTGAAGGATGACGTATTCTCGTTTCAAGTCAGGATGTCGATGTCGTGCTTGAGAGGTACTGTCCTGCGGTAGATCCGCTGGAGGTCGTTCCAGTACCCCTCCGTCACCACATACTGCACTGCATCTGCCACCGCGTCAACCGCACCTTCAGAATATCCGGGGGCTGTGTCGATATAGATGGCATCGTAGATCTGAAGGAACATGTAGGAAGCGGAAGGCTTGAGCCTTGACATCAGTGCGTGCTGGATCGCAAGCGTCACGTTGCCTGCCGTGGTCTGGACTGGGAAGTTCACCACTTCAGACTTCACCGGACCGAGGTCCCCGAGGAAAGTACGGGACTGTCCCGTCAACGGCAGCAGGATTCTGTGGTCCCGCTCCGCAGTTTTGAGGAGACCCTGTTGCCATTTGGTGAGTTGGGGTCTAACTCTTGGGCGTGACGCCACAACTTCTTGGTAGAAGTCAAGCGGAAGTTCGATGTCCCCTCCAGATTGTGCGTACACCTGCTCCTTCATCGTGGGTGCCGATGACAGAAAGAGGTCGGCAAAGTTCATCATCTTGCCAACCTGTCGTCGCTGGTGCTGGGTGGAGGTGTCGTCGTCGTAGTCCCCCCACAAGGTTCGTGCCCGTTCTGCGTGGAGGTCACGGCCTTCGGTGTAGGCGTCGATCATGCTGGTCTCTCCCGAGAGGAGGGCAGCGACCCGGAGTTCTGCCTGTGACAAGTCCATCGCCACGATGGCTCCACCTTTCCACCGGGACCGGATGCAGTTCTTGATAACCTTGGGGAAGGTCTGGGCACTGGGCTGCTTGCAGGTGATGCGGCCCTGAATGGTGCCGCCGGATGTGCCGGTGTCGTTCTTGATGTGGCTGGGGGTAACGTACCAAGTGGGGTAGGCGATGGCGTCGGCGGTGTCGATAGTACGGTCAGCGTTGAAACGGTTGGAGGCCCGGGTCCTGACGTTGATGATGGCGGTGGCTGCTGCGTCCACCCGTTCTGCTGCCGACGAGAAGATCGTGATCTTGTGGTTTTGGGGTGGTTCTAGTTGTCGTCCACCCATGGGAATCAGGATGGAGGACATGTCGTCGGGCTTGTTGCGACGGTGGTAGAGGAGGGGATAGCAGTAGGACGAGATCAACTTGAGGGCCTTGGCATGGCCGTTGGCAAGTTGGATGCAGCGTCGGTACTGGTGGGTGTCGTCGGTGTCGGGCAGGGCTTCGAGTAGGGCGAGCCGATTCTTCTCGGAGAAGGACACCTTCTTGGTCTTTGGTGTCACATCGAGACGGTCCATGATGTCGGGGTTCGTGGTCCGCTCGATGAGGGAGATCGTCTCACTCAGGAACTCGTCTTTGCTGGTGGCTGAACCGGGACCATGAAGGATGAGCCCGTAGGTTGCGGCCTCAGTCTCGGCGTCGTCGCAGTCACACCGAAGGGTATCCATGAGGTCTTGGAGTCGGAGTGAGGACATGGGGATACCCGCTCTGGACATTCCAATAGTTGCCCAGATACTGCGGCTATAGAACTCAATGCAGTACGCCCCGAGGCCGGAGTCGTAGTGGGTCTCGAACTTCTCGCTGAGGAGTCGCTTAGACAACTCGGCGACTGCGAGCATGGTGTTGTGGGTGTCTTGTGCATTGTAGAACAACAACTTTTGATCTGTAGCCCGCTTGTAACGGACGGTTTTGAGGGTCTCGGAATAGGCGAAGGCACCAAGGACAGGACCCAATGCCTTGAGGCTCCGCTCCTCCCGGAGTTCGGAGTGCAGGTAGTTGAGGACGGAGAGGTCCACCAGTTTGGCGGGGGGAACATCAATGTCCGCCGCCATCAGGTATTGGATGTCGAACTGGAGGTTCATACCGATGATGGTGGTGGCACAAGAGATCCATGCCTTCAGCATCCGGCGGTGTTCTGGGTCATGGAGTTGGAACACCATCGTCGAACCGGGCTCCAGCCGACTCAGCAAGTCGAAGTTCAATCGCAGAGATGTCGGCTGTTCCTTGGGCAGCGTGATGGCTGCCGTCAGCACCATGTCGTCGAGGCTCACGCCGTCGATGTAGTAGGACTTCGTGGGGTGGAAGACAGTCTGGTTGGGGAGGAGTACACCGATGTGATTCCCCTTCGCAGCACCGTACGTCTCGATGTCGAGGCTGATCAGCATTCATCTTCTCCGAGCAGTTTCTGCTCCCTCCATGCTTCGGCGTCCTGTGATTCCTGCCACTCCTTCTCCTTGTCCCAGATCTCACGGGGCTCCAGTTTCTCCTCGAAGTGTTCCTTGATTGCTTCCTTCACAACCTGCACGATGAACTTCTCGTCGGCTTCGGAGAGGTGAACCTTGTTGACGGTGAGAGTGTTGCGTGTCACATCGCAGTCCAACGTGACTGTCATGTCAAGCCCGTCGATCTCAAGGTCATCGAGACAGATCTGTTCGTCGATGTCAATCTTCATTGCTCTTGTTCTCCTGCCTCATTTGGTAGAGGCGACTCTTCTTGAATTGAGAGAGGCCAAAGGACCAGACCATGAATGCGTCATACATGGAGAGTTCATGCTCCAGCATGTGCAACTTCATTTGGTCCAGAAAGTTTCGCTCGAAGGCTGCTTTGATTTCTGGGTCGGTGGGGTAGGCCATGTTGGATCCACCAAGTGGGGGGAAGAGGGGGTTGGGAGTCTGCCGTTGAGTGCGTTGGACAGCAACTCGATATGATCGCTCACCGGGTACAGGTACTTCTGTTCACGGAGGACAGCGGCAGGATGGAAGGTAGCAAAGATTCGGAAGCGGTCCACAAAACCGAGGACATTTGTCTGGCCTTGGTTGTTGAAGCCGTGACGGAGAGCCATGGCTTTGCCGAGCAGGTGCTTCGAGATGGAGGCATATGCGTCAGCACCGAGGCAGAGGAGGTACACGATGTGGTCAGGGTGAGCGGCGGCGACAGTCTTGAGGTCGTCGTCGGTGTATCCCCAACAGGAATTGTAGTGGCGTTGCTTGGGCTTCTCGTTGTTGCCCAACGTAGGGCAGCGGGCAGCGTTCGTGAGGTAGATGGGGTGCGACAGGATGTCGGCGTGGTTGAGGTAGACGTTGGTGAGTAGGTTGCCGGAGGGTCCGGAGAAGCAACGGTTGGTGGCGTCCTCTTTGACACCGGGGTTCATGCCGACCACAACGAGTGGTGCGAGACGAGAGCCGGGGTCCGACTTCTCGAAGAAGCGTGTCGGTACCCCGGGGTTCTTGGCTGCTGCATGGAGGTCGCAGCGTTTGCAGGTTGGGTGAGAGGGGAATTCAGGTAGGGGGATCGTCGTCGTCATCCCAGATCCATTCTCCTTTGAGGTTGTCGGGAGGCTTCACCTTACCCATGAGAGGGTAAAGGGAAGGCGTGATCATGAGGGCGAAGGGGAGATAGACGTAGTCTTCATTCATGGTCTGGGCCACGATGCAGAGAGTCTGGAACTCCCGGCCCTTGGCATCCTTGCAGGCAACGAGGGCTACGTCTTCGTTGGCGGCTGCCGTCATGAAGGTGGTGAAGTTGGCGGCGGCTTCTTTCTGAATCATGCGGAACTCCGGAAGCATTTCTTTCCTCCAGAGTATCTTATACGTTCAGACATAGACGGACAAACAATCTGTCACTTCTCTGCCAAACCATCCCATGGCTGAGGCAAGAGGCACGGGATCGCGGTCGAAGTAGGTGCCGGAAAAGAACTTGACCTTGCCTGCCTTCTCGTCCACACACACGAAGTGGCCTGCGATCTTGCCGTCAACCTTGTTGGTGACAACGGTGGCAGTGGGGAGGCGACCGTCTCGTTCTCCGTGGACTGCAATGGCGTAGATGTTGTACTTCTCCTCGTAAGCGTGGTCTGTGATCCAACCCATCAGTACTCGCGGTTCCATGTCGGCTCCAAAAGGAAAAAGAAATGCAGCGGCGTCCCGCCGCCCGCTTGCGGGCGGGACGCCAGTGGATGAAGGGTGCATGTTCATGTCGGTTTTTACCCTGCTGAACAAGAACACATAAAAAAAGGGAGGGACTGACCGAAGCCAGTCCCTCCCAATCACATCGACTTCTCTTCTAACTGCATCCTTAGTTTGTTGTAGAAGGATTCCACCGCAGCGGGTGGAAGGTGATAGATCGAGACCTTCACTCTCGATCTGGTGTAGAGGGGGAGAGTGGGGGGAATACTCCGTAAGTGGTTGTTGGTTTCAAGGCCCACAATCTTGTCATCAATCCGTGTGACCTTGACTTCAATCAACATCCTCTTCCCATCCCATCTTCCCTACTGAGGGAAACCCTCGAAGGTCGAGGAGTTGGGAGAGAGGATAAGGCTCACCGTCAATGATGAGCGACTTCACTTCGGCAGGGTTCACCTCGTACACATAGGTGACATGTCGAGGAGCATCGTGAATGTACTCACGTTGTACTTCGTACTTGGCTAGTTCTGCTGCTGCACGAAGTATCCGATTGGCTTCAAGGATGAGTGCTTCACGGGAGACTGTGACGCACTGTAGTTCACCGTTACGACGGACGGTGCAGCGTGTGAGAAAGGTTCCGACTTGTACGATGGTGTTGCCCCGGTATGTGGGGGCATCGGGACTGAGACCGTCAAGTACACCTTCGTCGGTCGAGGTCGAGCCGAAGAAATACAACTCATCAAGAATCTCCGATTGATCGTCAAGGATGTCGGCTTCACGTTGAAAGCCGTACTCATACTCCCATGGTATGTTGGACATACCAGCGTCGGGATGCACATCTGCTTCCCGAATGTCGTGCAGTCTGATCAGTGTCATCGCGTATCCTTGCAATGAAGTGGAGTGGGGGGACACGACTCCCCCCCACTCCGAGAGATGAGAGAATCACACGAACTCGTCACCGTCCATCATGCTCATCGGCACGACAGCGTTGTCGGGACGAGTCAACGCCTTGCGGTTGGCTTCCCGAGCAACAACATCACCCAACTCCTCGTCGTGAGCAGGAACAAAGGAGTTCTTGGCGTCGTCGAGAGAACCCTGAATGTCTTCCCAATCCAGATCAGGGAACTTGAAGTTGACACGAATCACTCCGTCGCTGCCCTTCACCCTACCACTCATGTAGTTGGAAGTGACAGCCATGCCCACAAACCGCTGGAGCATGGACACCTGATCATCACGACGAGCCCTGATGATCTGATCAATCTCCTCTTCCGGAACCTTGAGTGCTTCCAGCAGAGAGATGAGTCGGTACTTACCGATGTTGTACGCCTTCGAGGGACCGGAGTTACTCCGCACAGTGAACACTGCATTGGCGGAGTAGTTGAACCCGATCTTCTCGTAGGCCATGGTCTTGTTGGCGATGTCCTCCGGATGAGAGAACAGAATCACAAGACTGCTGTTCTTGCTCCCGGGAATCACATCACTGATGATCGCCGTCGAGATGTTGGGAACGAGCAACTCATCAGAACCAAGTCGATCATAGATGTCAGACATTGCATTCCTTTCCAATTGAATGCAGACAAAGAAACAGGATGGCAACATGCCATCCATAAACAAGAAGGACGACCCCCCGCCGGGGGCGAAGCACCCGACGGCGGGGGGGCGTACGTCAATCACCCTTGTTCATCTCCTGATCCACAAGCATCTTCTCCAAGAGAGATGCGTAGGTCAGGATCACCGACAACTGCCAGTTGTTGATGGGAGTGGGAGCCTGAAAGAACTCGTTCCGATCCTCTTCGTGCATTCCCGTGATCATCTTCTGGTAGAGGGGCAGAAGACTTGATACGAAGCCACTTCCCTCCTTCAACACGAAACTAAAATCTTCCTTGCCTTTGTCTACTGCGACCATTGCTTTCCTTTCCAAAAGAAAAACGAACCCGCCCGGCGGCGGCATGCCGCGACGCCGGGACGGGTCGGGAGATACAACTCAGAACGGGAGGCTGTCGTACTTCTCAACAGCGATTTCGGACTTGACATCCCACATGCCATTGATCAAGAACTCCCGTTCCTGAACGTCGAGTTTGGGGAACACGTTCTGAACGAGTCCCC